ATTTCCCCATTACTGGTATCGTAGTTTTTAAATCCGGTCATATTAAAAACTGCGCCATTCCATTTCGCTGGCGCATACTTAGAGCTAAACGTTATTTGTCCAGCCGCGTTACGGATTAATATGCCATAGCCGGAGGCTGGCTTTTGTGGTGAGAATCCACAACTGACTATGACAATCCTTACACCTGTTACGCTGCCACCAATTGCCGAGCCTTGTGTGCTCGAGAAGGATGTGTAACTTTCTAGCCTATTCGAATCTCTGTTTAAATAGATTGGTGTGGTGATGTTGTTCCAGTTAGCAAACACAACGTAATTACCCAAAGAAACAATATCGCTCGGGATATTCCATGTTCCATTTATATCGACCGTACCAACCCACGTCACAAACCCCAAGTAACTGGTATCAGATATTTCAAGGAAGTTGGTACTATTGGTAAATCTCAGACCATAACCGCTAGCCGACTGAGCACCCCCAACTGAAAAAATATCAACCACGGCTGGCGTGAGCTGATTATAGTTCGGATAGTTGGTGTCATAATTGACCGTCAACGTATTGCCATTGAACGACATTGAATTAGTCATCGCTCGACCAGCGCTACCATCACCTATTGTCCCTTTGATATTCACGAGGCGCCGAGGGATGATGAGGGAAGTTGCACCACCTTGCATTTGCTTAGTGCCAGCCGAGCTATTCCCTGAGGTTTTCCCGTCACCCAGTGTATTGATAGTTACTGAGCCAAGATACGAAATAACCCTGGCATTTGATAGCTCAATAGACCGGCTAAAACCATCAGGAGTATATCTAATGCCGTATGTCATGATAGTTTCCCGATGAATGCACGTTCAGTTCCATTGGAGTCGTAGCATCCAAATCCATTACCATTCATCCTGGTAGAGCCTGATCCATCTGAATTGCCAAAGAAGAAGCCACTACTCTTATCAAGATTCCATCCAACCGTACCGTCATAGTTGTTTGACTGAATGTTGTTACCAATCTTCGCATTGGTGATAGCTGCATCCTTAATTTTGGCACTAGTAATGGATGCATCTTGGATAAACGCACTGTTTATAAAAACTTGTCCGTTATAAGTGAAGAAAGCAGCTTGGTAGTTTCCTGGGGTGCTGCCAGAATATACACCAAACTGGTCCGCAGCGAATACCATTGTAGATTTATAACTTGATCCATCTGGTTGAATACCTATGGCCATCCCTGCGTTATAAGCTTTTCCTCCACGGTCTATTTGTAAATTTAGATTATAAAAAGCTGATGCGGTTCCATCGTCCTTAATTTCAGAGGTCAACTTTTGGTTTACTGCTGATGTCGTATCGTTGAACTGGGTCTGCACCTGCTCCTGGTATTCTGCGAATGCCCTTTCATTGTTTGCTACTGTAGTCTTTACAGTTAATACATCAGCTCTTATCTGCCCTGATTGAGCTAATTGGTGGTCAACAGACGAATCAAGGTTCAAGGCGTTTTGAAGTATCCCTTCAATGTTTGTGTTTACACCATCAGACAACCGCTTGAAGGGTTCACTGTCTCTTATGCGATTATCAATTTGGTCAAACATTCCAGATATATCATTTGACGCTTCACCAGACACCTCAACAAAATCAGAGTAACCAAATGCGTTCTTTGTCCTAACGTAAACATAATAAACGGTGTCTGCCTTTAACCCGTGAAGTGTCCACTGATACGATCGCCCCAAGAACTGTGCCTGAGACGCAATATCACCTGTAACTATTTTCTTTTCACCTGAATACCAGAATTCAAAATTTGTATCAGTGGTAAGTGTGTGGTTTGTGACTGGTACAATGTCCGCAGAAAAAATCCCCGGTGTCCATGTGATATTGGTCGGTTTATCTGGTGCCCCAATAATCAAATCAACCTGCGTCTCTGCCCCCTTCATTCCGTTTTCATTGCGACCGCGGACTCCCAGCGTGTAATTCCCTGATGGGATTCCATAGAAATCATGGCGAAATTGGTCAGTTTCATAAGAGGAAACCACTTGGTTACTTCCGTTGTACACCGTCAGCTCAAAGACTAACTTTTTTGTTGTAGTGGCTGTTACCCAAGTTGCTGAAACCTGAACAGTTTCTGAGTTTGTATTCAGGATGGTAAGATTTTCAACATTGGGCACTCGATAACCATTAAGGGTATCATTTGGTATGGCAAACACAGCACCCTCGTCAACAATGGCTTGTTTATTGGGGTTATGTTGAACTGCGGTAATTTTGTACTCAGAGTTGTTCTCTGTTTCTGATATGCCGCTTATTTTATAAAGCTGCGATGACACTTTCGCGCTAGAGACAGCGAATATCGAATAATTGAACACAACGTCAGGTGTTGTTTTTAATGTGATAACATTACCGTTAATGGATGCCACATCATACTTGGTGAATCTTCCATTGGAATTCATTAGGGATATGACAGGCGAATCACCTACGCCATCTTTATCTATGCCATCGACGGTAATCGTATCCCCACTGTGAGAAAGTATACGCCCCCCAAGACGAGTTCCTGAATAGTTGTTATTAACGATCTCAACAATATCCCCAGGCGTAAAGTGGATAGCATCGCGCGACATGGAAAACTCGTACTTACTTGTTTCGGTATTTGCCGTCACAATTAACCACTTCCCAGCGCGCCATGCTTGCCCCTTTGACGTGCACCCGAACGCTTCGATTGTTGTTTCGTTATAGGAGTTTCTGGCGATTAGGTCATCATCGGAAACGTACTCCTTAGCGGTTTCCCATCCATTGTCGGGGTCTATCCATGAAACGACAACAGCATTATAACGCTCATCCTTAGCGATAGATGACCGGGTGAATTTTCCATCAACTACGTTAGCGTTAGTGATAGTTGCTATGGGGTCTTGAGGCGCGTCAAGCATGACAGTTAACCTCATTCCATCCCATAGAGCGATACCTCTAAACATGCCCGCAATGCTATCTAGCAAATCACGAGCACTTGTTTGCTTGGTGATATAAGCATTCAGCCGTAAACGTGGCTCTGTTCCTCCGAATCCATCATCAACCATTTGGTCACAGTATTGGGATAAGATATAGAGACTGCCATCATCAACATCAATGGGACCACTTGTTGCAGACAGGCCATATCGAGTGTTTGTCACTATCTCTCTGAACAACCATGCAGGGTTATCTGTCCAAGCCGTTTTAAACCCACCCGTCCATAGACCCTGATACGTCCTGCTATCAGGATCGTAATTATCAGGAACGCTCACCAATAACCCTTTCAGATCATAGGTCCTTTTGGGTGTATCAGCGTACTGGTCATGGTCAATTACTGCCCCTACCACTGCTGAAAATGGATAATTTAGACGATCATCGGTGATTTCCGTGTAGCTATTCCATACCGTACCATTTGTAAGTAGGTCACTTGTGCTGTCTGCGGTAATGCGACGAACGCGAATATCGAATGGATGTGTATCTGGTGCGTCAATGACGTGAGCTTGTAGAAATTCTCCTGAAATCTTCCCCGTAATTGTAACTTGCTTGGCTAGTGACCAACTCCCATTTGCTTGGCGTACATCAATAGCCATGCTTACGGTTGTGTTATCAATATCTCCTTTACTACTTTGCTGGGAAAGGCCAGAAACCCCTACGTTAAACCTCACCCTTGTCACCTGGTTATCAGTAACTGTCCGCACAATCGGGGTGTCAAACTTTACATCTTGATTAACTGTTGTTGTTGCCTCTATGAAATCAAAGCCCTTTATTGGTTCCTGATTTTCAGAGCCCGGCCTCCACGCAACACTTACTCCGTTAACGTTGATATTGCCACTCGCATCTGTAACCTGAGTTTTATTGAGCATGAACGATGACATATTGTCTTGGTCTACCGGCCCATAGATAGGACCCTCACTCACTAGATCTAATGCTCGATAAAATTGCTTTGATTTTAAGTTATCGCTCTCAATCCTTGGGGTGTACGCCTTACCTCCACCTGCTCCCATAAATTTCTCCTTATCCTACGGATTCTGACCAGTTCATATCGTTTGTAGTGTCGATACCTAAGCTAATAACGTTACTTCCTACCACCATTCGCCCGAGTAGTATCGGCACTGGCTGACCTTGTCCAACTCGGTTCTCAGCACTGCCGAAGGATGTATTATTGATGGTGTTATCATTTTGGGATTCAGCAGAGGTTTTTGATTTCATGCTTCGAGCTGAATACACAGAGTATGCCACTGAAGCCACAGCAATAACGATGGCAGCACCTACCCAAGAACCAGAGACAACGGGAACAAAAACCACCTCGTCACCATCTTTAAGTTCGCCATTCATAGAGAATCTCAAGTCCTCTTCTGCTTGTGGCTTGCCTTTTATGATTATTTTTGAGTTGGAGCTGAGGAAGGCTTTTTTGAATGCGTGGTTTTGCGCGAGAAGTAGCCTTAGGCCTTGTGATGCTGTGCTGACATTTAAAGAGACTTCGCTATAAAATCTTCGTAAATGCCCTGAAAATTTAAAGATGACCATTGCTCGTGCCTCCAGACAGAGTGAGTCTGTTTAACGTATGCCGGGCGCATATTGTCCCGTCGACTGAGGAATCCGTTCATTTCATGGTGTAGAACCCTTCCGTCTGGAAGGAATATCATTGCGTGGCAAGGGTCGCACCCGTCAAACGGCTGCCTGATGATGACGTCTCCGGGCTGAACATCTGCCATGCTCACTTGATAAAATCCCTGAGTGGGAAGGTTATTGATGTAAAGGTTCTCACCTCGTAACCACCATCCATTATCTCTCCCATAATCGGGCATATCCCATCCAGCTAAGTGGTAAGCATCCCTGAACATTGAATAGCAATCTGTTATCCCGTGCTCATAACTCCTCCCTAACAGATGCGGCCTTGGCTCGTATTTTCTAACCGAACCATCGCAATAGAGGTAGAAATCGAGACCAAGAGATACTTGAACCTGCCTATCGTGAGCTGATAATCGATTAAATCCAGATGGGTGAGAGTGAAAAACCCCCGTTACCGGTCCAATTTCTTCAGATTGAATAAAGTCATTAGCAGATATCATAAAGTCTTTTGAGGGGGATGGAGACTGATTAACACAAGGAATAAATAAAGAGTCGTTTACTATGAGGCCACATACTTCATCGCTTATCGCTTCAGCAAGCAAAATCATTTTCTCTATCATCAAGTCACCTTTTGCGACCCCGGGAATGTTCCAATTGGTAGAATATCAGGCCGAGGGAACCTCATCCGACAGCCAGTTCTACGGTGAGAGCACCTGTCCTTATTGATATCTGACGTGGGGTTATCTTTTTCATCTGCTACGGCTCCGCCGGAATAACCACAGCCCGCCCCGCGATATCGCCACTGGCAGACGTCAGCAAGAATAGTTCGGGCAGGGGCAACAGCCTTGTCATTATCAACAGGGGTAGCCAATGAATAAGTAACTGTCTCTTCATCTTCACCATTCATTGACTGAACAATAAACCTCGACACTGCCTCTTTTGTGCTGTCAGCAGATGAATTCCCATTAGGGAAGTTAACCGCGTCCAAATACTTAACATCGACCTGTCGGCGAGTAAGAACTACACCAATAATGTCGTCAAAATCATGGTTTACCCCCGTGATTAGGCCAGTAACATTCGATACTGTCATGGTTGGGCGCGCGTATGCCCCTTCATTCTTCATATCGAAACCGGACACGCCTATCGGGTAAGGTTGGTATGCCAGCCCTTTCCAAATTACAGCCGTTCCGATTCCGTTAGTGCCAGAGTGAAATCTAAGGACGTCACCGCCAAACGGCTGCAAGTCCAACTCAAACAAGTCCAATCTAGCGCCGACACCCGAATCGACACTGTCAATAATCATGCTTGCCGGTATATCTCTCATGAGGGGACCTTTTCAAACTTAGCGGTCAGGACATATAGCCCACCGATGGTCGGAACATAATTCCATGACCTACAAACATAAAGCCCCTGAACACCTGTATCTTTTGGAGTCCAGAGGAAGGATTCAACCGCATTTCTAGCTACCAAAAATTGCCTAGCTTGAGCGGCATAATTGTCTCGGCTGCATAAGCCGCCGACTCCATGAACAACGATAGAGTAAGTCGGTAAAAGCGAGTTAATGCCGTTAGCCTGCCTTTGCTCGTATCCATCTCCGAGCTTAACGACAGTCACATTGGGCTGTTCATCGATAGACGGCCCTTTTTGAGTTGACCACGTAAATATATCGGGCATTATCTACTCCTAGCTAACATCCCATTTGGGCGCTGTTCATTCCTGATTGTCGATAGAGAAACCTGCTGCATCATCTGCGACATCTTCGCCATTGTGGCATCATCAATCCCGCCAGTGGTTTGGATATTGAAGTGAATGGTCTGATTTACCCCGCCAGATGAATTACCTTGCCCTGAGTTCATTTCTCGATTGCTAATTACACGTCCGTTATCTCCGGGGATCATGTATTGGCTACCGTTGCTGGCTTTGAATATTTCAGGAAGCCCACTCTCTCCAACTTGGTAAATAGCGTTGCCATTAACAGGGCCGCCGTTCTTTCTAGCTCCCGCTATCGATAACAAATTGCTACTAGCCATTGCCGTGGTGTAGGCAGCCGAACCCGCGGCAGACGCTGATCCCAATGTCGCAATCGACGCAGATAATGCGGCCGGTGCCCATGCTGTGGCTGATGTTGTTGCGGCAGCAACTGTTGCTGGTATTACTGCAGCGATTCCGGCAGCTTGTGCAGCAGCAGCCTGAGCACTAGCTGTCTCCTGCGCCACGGAACCCATAATCGCAGACTTAACCCACTGCAAGCCCATCTCAACAAAGGTCTGCACAACACTATTAAGAACAGTGTTGCCGATATTTTGCAGTGCGGATGCGAGGTTTTCAGAACCGGTAATTACACCCGTTAATGCGCTGCTAGCTGATTGTCCGAACCCGTCAACGGCAGCACCTAACGCCTGATAGCCTGTCGATTGCTGAGTAAATAGCGCCCATTGAGCATCGGTACGCTGCTTCTCATATGCGGTGTTGGCAGCATTTATTAAGGTCAATCCTTGCTGCTCAGTAATGACCCTTTGCCCTACAAACTGCTTAATTAACTCTAATTTTTGTGCATTCTCGTTAGCCAGTTGTTGAACAGGGTCCACTAGCCCGGCGAGAGATTGCTGAGGCGTGACGGCGTTCTGACTGTTGATTTTAGCTAGATTACCAATATGCTCAGCTGCTAGTTTCTCAGACTCCTGCTGATACTGCTGTTGGCTGATAATTAAATTACCTTGGGAGTCTCTTTGACCTTTAAGTAATTCAATTTGTGAGGTTTTTCTCTGATAATCATCGTTTTCAGCGACTTCAGGTATCAGGTTTCTTGCTTTCAGCGCTGCGGCTTGCTGCCATATCGCCTCTGCGTACTTTGCCGCCTCTTCTCGCTGTGCCGCTGTAGCGTTCTTACCTAGCGACATCTCAGCACGGAGTTTCGTTTGCTCCAAAGTGAGGTTTTGGCTTGAAACTGCGTTGAGGTCTGATTGCTGGCGAAGTTGGTCAAGCTTTTGAGCGACTGACTCTTCTGCTCTAGCTTGCTGATTGGCTGCTGTGTTGCTTTTCGTTCTCTGTTGGCTTAGCTGTTTTTGTGACTGAGTATTGTTATATGTTTCCTCAGCCTCTCTGACTAAATTTTCAATAACTGGTTTCTGCGCTGCATTTGTCTCAGATAATCCTGCTGCGTGCGCCTTATCCAACGCGATGGCCTTCGCTCTTTCTGCTCCATCTAGCTTTGAATATCGTAATGCCTGACTGGTTTGGTCTAAAAGATTCTGTTGGGCGGTAGTTAGTTGATTTGTAGATTTAGAGTTGGCATCTAGGGATTGTTTAGCTTGACTCGATAATTCTATTAACTGAGCTAATGGCTTCAAAAAAGCCCTAAGAGCATCTGTGCCACCATTAGTTTTAACGGCTATCTCTTGCATCTGTGAGACGACTTTTTCTAAGTCTTCTGGGGACTTTATATTCCCTAATTGCTGAGCAAGCCTAAACGCTTCATCATTACTTATATTAAACTTTTGAGCTAAAGTCTCGGTCGTTGATGCCGTATCAATCATCACCTGATTTGCTCTTCCGCCGCCATCCTTTGCTAGCTGAGATAAAGCTTCATTATAATTATCTGTAGTTACTCCCAGACTCTTCAAATTACCGTTCATTAAGGAAATCGACGGCAACCCTCCTGTGAAAGTAGCTTTGAGCGTATCTCCAAATGAGAAAGTTGAATCGGAAACGTTATCGAGTGTCTGTGGAAGATTCGCTAACTGAGACTGTAATTCTATTGCAGCTTGGTTTCTCATTATCGTGGCAGCTTGCATATTTGTTTGTGCAAGTAAGGCATACTTATCAGAGAGCGTAGCCACTCCCTGATTAGATACTGAGACCACGTTGTCAAAATCTTGGATTGCAGTTGAAAGTGTTTTAAGTGTGTCTTCAGCGTCACCCATGCTCTTTATCAAGGTGCCGACAATTACAGAGCCTAAAGCAATCAAAGCTCCGACTATTGCACCTTGTGGACCGAATGCCCCAGCCAGTTGAGAGCCTTGCTGAGCGAAAGCGACTAGAGCCGATTGTCCACCTTGAACTTGAACGATGAAGTCCTGAACTTGATAGCCAGCTTGTTGCATGCTGTTCTTCCAGTTGCCATGACTCTTCGCACCGCTATCGGTGCCGTTTTTCATGTCATAAAGCTGGCCTGTTAGTTCCCCGATTTTGGCTTTTTCAGCATCTGATGCAGCGGAGCCAGCCCTTAGTTGTGCTGCAAGTATCGCAGCGCTTCTTGCTCCGTTCTCTTGAGCTTCGTCAAGGATAGCTAACTGGTTTCCAAGCCCTTCGATAATCGTTTCGGAACGATTAAATTCAGAGTTTGCTGCGCTTGTACCACTTCCTGCGGATTTCATGGCCTCGGCTATAGAGTTAGCAGCTCCGATCAGAGAATTCATCGCACCATTCATTTGAGCGAGTGTCATGCTTGCTGCCGCAGATGAGGCGTTGGCTTGCTGAATAGCCAAAGCCATAGCGCTGACAGTCGTATTAAGCGTTTGCATTGAGCCATCAACTGATTTAGTTGAAGACGCTATCTGATTTAGAGTGGAGGATGCAGATTTATTCTCTTTACTGAGGTTTTCAATCGCCTTCCCTGCTGACTTAGAAGATGAAGACAGATCATCAAGCGCGCTATCAACTTGCCTTGCTCCCGTTAATAACTTTGCCGTGTCCATCTCAACATCGAAATAAATACTACCTGCATTAGTCTCTGACATTACTTTTCCCTCGGGCATAAAAAAACCCCGCCGGAGCGAGGTCGTTAATTATTTCATTCTGATATCTGCCCAATAGGTAATGGGGGCAAGCCATTTTCTTTCCTTACTTTATTTACATTTTTAGCTAGGAACTTTTTCACTGAGACTGAGTACCCAGCCCCTGCGCAGGTTGCTGAAATCACTTCTTGTGTTGCTGGCTCGCCAGTAGAGTAGTCAACACCCAAGGGGAATGCTGCATACTTATCTTCATTAACTTTTGAAATCATTACTGAAAATAGTTGATTTCCCGTATATCCGCCATAAGAATTTTTGGCGTTGACGTAACCGCAGTAAACCTGGCTTTTGTTATCTAGGTATTGACCAAAATTAAACTTTGCTGAATCAGGATCCTTAAGATTTTCTTTCACAGCTGTCTCAATAGCTGCTATTTCTTTAGAGTTTAGGTCTCTAGTATCGGCATTGATTGAAATACTTACTGTGAGTAATGATAAAAATATAGCTCTCCTCATATCCCTGTCCCCATATGTCTGTGACAAAACCATTAATCCTGATACTTATTACACTTTATCTCTTTCATGGTTTCTAGCTGGATTAATCGACTTCTTACCTTCTTGCGCGCTTCGCTTTTAGCCATTCCATTTCCAATACCGAAATCACCCAGAGCCCCTAGAATGGTTCTACCGTCAAATTCTCCGGTAGTTTCAATCTCCTGCTGCATGCTATGAGTTTTCGCAATCTCGATCTTAATGGCGTTGCAGTCCATAGCAGAGCTTTCTTCTTGCGTAACGGCTGGCGCTTGTGGGTATTGCTTGGTGGCACAGCCAGATAAAATGATTGCTGCTAGAATTGTGGTAATTTTCTTCATGTAAGCTCCTAAATTTATTAAGAGCAATCCTAAAGCTAAACTTATGCAAAGGGAAGCAAGAAACCCGCAGTTAAGCGGGTTGGACAGTAATTAAACTTAATGATTAGAACAGAGCTTTAAGGTTTATTTCGTTAACAGCCTTCCATGCCTCGGCAGGCCAAGACTTAACAGTTCCGTAGGTTTCGTCTGGCACATCCTTCGGAGTTAGCCCATTAGCTTCGCACCATTTCTTCATCGGCCAGTGCGAGAACTTCTGCTTTGTAACGCGCTGAACAGCTTTAATGGTAGCGTGCTTCTTACACTCGCCGAGTTTGTTGGCTAAAGCATTAGCCTTACGCTTTTCTGCTGAGGCGGTAGCCATCGCTGTTGCTTCACGCTTTTCACCTATCCAAGCCTTAGTTTGAATTGCTACATCACGCTGCTCCGTCAGGATTCGGTTTTCTTTCACCTTTGTAAGCAAGTCTTCCAGCGCTTGCTCATAGCTAAGAGGTAATGCGGCAGATGGTTGAGGTCTGAAATAAGAATCTTCAAGTCTTTCAAAGAAACTCCATGCCTTATCTGTATCAATTATCTTAGACATTCTAGCTGCACCCTTCTCTGTCCAGAGGGTGATGCTTTTAGCTCTCTTACCAACAGAGTTACCGAAAGTTACTCTGTCCTTAAATTCCTTTAAATCTGAACCAGTTAAGAGGAAGTAGTGCTTTCCTTCTTCAAACCTTTCCTGATTGGAGGATAGATTTTTTCTGATGTTTACTTCATCAGTTTCATATCCTGTTGCAAGCATCGCAGTTGTAATGACCTTTACACCATTCCATTCAATCACTGGGAATAAATCAGGATCGACAGATAAGTGAGGATTTGCTACATTTACAGCAGTTGATATTGATTGTTGCATGTAAGTCTCCAATCTAAGTAAGTGATTAAGCCGCCAGTCCTACCTGGCGGTTTTTCTTTTTGCGCCATCCAATACGCCTATCAATGTAACTCCTTGGTATCTTTGAAGTGCCGTAGCATCCCTTCAGCGTTGCGACTCTTAACTTTGTTCATGTCTAAGTTTTGAATCTCGCGCATCAAAATGTCTCGCGTTGGCTTGGTTACGAATCGACTTTCATTTCCTAAGTCGTACATAATTCCCGAGAACTCAGAACCGAGCTGTCTAATGGCCGGGTAAAGGTCTTTGCTGACTCGTTGAGCCTTCTCCATCCAGATTTGCAGATAGCAGAAGCTAACAATGTCATCATCAGATAATCGCGTAGCAATTGGTGACTGAGTGACTTCACGGTCAAGGATGTCTAAAACCCAGCGACGAAATTCTTTAGCTACTGGCGTACGAGCAAACATTGCAATTAAGTGAGCGCCACGAAGAGAGAAAACACGGACTCTTTTGCGGTAATTTCCTGTGGTACTCACTTCGAGTACCTGAGTCATTCCACTGGTAAATTCGTCTGCATATTTGTTGTAGAGCATTGTCACGGCACGGCTGTTTGAGTATTCGAGAGCTTTAGCTAAGTCACTTGATGTCAGCCATGTTCCAGTAATATTTGATACCGGGACTAATGCGTTTCCGTGGAAATTTAAGTCTGATTTCGCTACAATATTCATGTCGATATTTCCTAGTCGGTTATTTTCGATAGAGGCCCGGTTAGTGTTAGCGCACTTCCGGGCTTCGCTGCTTTTACTGCTCACTAGCCCTTTCCTCTCTCAAGCATCTAGCCAGGCGCTGAACAATCGCCGAGTTGATTGAGATACCATCCATCTCAGCCATGCGCTTAATTTCCTCCTTCATTCTTTCTGGCAAACGAAGTTGAAAGCTTTGCGATTTCTTTTCTGTGTATAAAGTACTCATAAACCCTCACCTCATGGTGTCATATTGACATGATGTCATAATGACTCAATTTACCGATAGTGTCAACATGATAGTATGGTGCGAATTTATTGCACCTATATGAGCTAACAAATGGCCGATAAACCAGTTAAAGACTATGACAAATTCATGCTGAGATTCCCTGATGGGATGCGTGATGCCATTGCTAATAGAGCAAAAGAAAATGGACGTTCAATGAACTCTGAGATAATTCAAATACTGGAAGATACTCTACGAATAGAGAGTGGCGATCTAAGCATGGCGGTACACAGCACTCAAATACAGATGATGCGAGCCCAGCAGCAGATAATGGAATTATCTGCGACCCTACAAGGCCTGATGCATCTGGAAATAATAAGCAAAAAGCCCGAGTGACGGGCACAAAAAAACCCGCCGTAGCGGGTTTGTATTTTTGCTTTAGGTTAGCGAGCTCGTCTCTTTTGTTAATGTTGAACCAACAATGTTAACGATTAAATCTGACAACAAGTTACAGAAAAGACTAACAATACTTGGAATATCCATGGCAATACCTCCTTTTGATGGTTGGTTTTTATAAATACAACCAGAGATAAAAACGGTTGCAATATAGATAAAAACAATAGCCAGAAAGAAAGGATGAGCCACTAACCCTGCGAACGTCGCTAGCCTAAAGCGAAGCTAGTATAATATATATTGTAATCATTTTGAAGTAGCCATGATTTCATGGGGCCGATGGAAATGGCATCCAGTGAGCAACAGAAAGGTTACCGTATTGAGTACTTCCATTTAACGTGATGTTGTTAAACCCATTGAATCGGTCATACCTAGCCACACCAACCCCCCTATCGGTAGAAACAATTACCATTTGATGGTGATGTGTTGTCTCTGGCATCTTCTCGTCAATACCAATCCAATTCATAAAAATCTCCCAATTTATCGGAATAAGAATGTCACTCAGCTGGCTAAATATTGACTAATACATAGCAAAGATCAATATTTAACCGTCTAATATTAGCCTTAAGGGAGATCGTAATGACTAAGAAACCTGGAGAAAACACAGGGAAAGATGGTGGTATTTATCAGGAAGTCGGACCAAGAGGTGGCAAAAAAGAAAACTTTGCGACCGTTGCTGATAATAAGCATCTTCCACCAACTTCTGGTGCTGGAAATCAGTGGTTGCTTGTTCAGCGCACCCCAAATAGTAAGAAGTAGCAGTAAAGCCGGCTCACTCCGGCTTTTTATCTATTTCCTTTAGTACTTCTTCAGCCTCAATATCATAAAAGCAGATTGTCGTGCTTTTGTAAGCCAAGGCTGAGATTGCTGCGGTAAAGAATGTTCGGAAGCTTTTCAAGCTATCTAACAATCCATCATAGGGAACAGTAATGAACAACCGTACATTAAAACTGTCTTTACAATCAGATATATCAGATGACTTCTGCAATTTATTAAAAGAATATGAAGTAGGGTACAAACCAGAACCAGTTAGTCGAAAAATAAACTCTGACCGGATGTGCTACGGTTTACCTGGTGATTTTGATGCAAAAGAAATTATTATTGCAATCATTCAGTCTAAGCCTATATGGACAACAATCGGAACTGCGATTGCTGCCTTCTCATTCAGGCACTCTAAGAAATCAATTATAATCGAGAAGGATGGCTTTAAATTTAAGGCAACTGGCATGAGTCAAGACGAGCTAGCTAGGTCTTTAGAGGGCGCAACAAAGCTTTTAATCACTACATCATCACCGAAAGATTAAATCATGAGGCGGTTAACCATTTAACCGCTTCTCCTTCATCGCAAAGTAATCATCAACAACTTGGTCATACTCTTCTCGGGTAAATCCTTTCTGCTCTGGGTATTTTTGGTTCAGCATCAGGATAAACTCGGTCATCGTTAAGTTCTCCGCCTCTTTACGCGTCATTGAGAAGTGGTTACGGGCGGCATTGATGTAATCAACGGCCTTAAACTCTGACGTAGTGCCTTTCGACTCATTGCGCTGTAACTGCCTCACTTGAGCCTTCCCGATAACTCCATGAGTAATCAGCGATGATGCTATCAGTAGCATATCCTGCAATGCCATCTTGCCTTGCTTCCAGACGAATGCCCGCTTACCCGTCTTGCTAGGTACAATGTCACCAATCAGCGGCGATAAGTCGGATTCACAGCAAGCTTGCAGGACATCAATTGCCGCGCTAAATGCTCGCCTAGCTGGACTGGAGTTATTCAAATATTTCATGAACCAGTCAGGTAGGTTGCCTGTTGCCGACCACATCCCCGCTATCAGTTCTTGCACCTCAGTATTGTGCAAGTCAGCAACCTTCTGAACTATCTCCTGTGGGCTTCCTATCTTCGTCATATTGATGAGAGATGGTCTAAACAGATAATCATCGTCGCCAACAGAGATAACACACTCGCCTATTTCTTTTATCGGGGTCATTTATAGCCTCATAATCAATATCAAGGGCAGTCGAAACCACCCTTTGGATTGGTTACGCTGCTGTAACCGTAATTGCGCTAGTAGCTGTTTTACCTCCATCAGCAGTGGTAGCCGTGATGGTTGCGTTACCTGCTTTAACACCAGTCACGAGGCCCTTGCTATCAACGGTTGCGATAGTAGCATCCGAAGATGCCCAGGTTACCGACTGATTGCTGGCAGTCGTTGGAGAGACTGACGCGGTAAACTGGCGAGTCGCACCAACCGCGATATTCGCGTTATTAGGCGCTACGGCAACTGAAGTGACTTCTGATGTGTCAATATCATCGATCGATACGGTAGCGCCATCAGCCACTTTGAACTCAGTAGAGAACGTGACGATATCATCGGTGCCGCCGTCATTACTCAGCGCGGTGATGACCATGTACGCCTGAATCATAATCTGGCCGAAGTGCATACGAACCCACAAGGTGGGTTGGCGAGCAGCATTCACTTCATTCACGTAGTATTTGATGAATTTATATACACCGTACTGGTCAGATTTATCGTTGACGCGCACCTCCCCCTCAAACGACAGAGTTAAGTCATTTGAAGTAACCACGTTCTCTACCCATCCCTTAGTATCATCAGCGGAAGAGTTAGTCGTGTTCGGATTCATATCAAACGTTTTACTGGTGCCTGCGGCAAGTAGTTTGAAATCTGCCTCAGTTGGTACTGTATCTGAGCAACCATCAGCCACTTCAAGGATGACGGCGCGCCCAAACAATTTGGTGTTATCTGTTTTACATTGAGCCATTTCTTAGCCTCTTTCAGGTATAAAAAAGGCCGCCGAAGCGACCCTGTAAGGTTTAATTTGTTAGTTTTCACCGTAAAGACAGGCGAACTGTAATCGCCACACGATACGGCCTTCGGTAGTCATAACGGGAGGAGGAATGCCACCCATGTTGGTGATTTGTCCAAGGCAGCTACTGATTAGCGGGTTATGCTTAACAAAGTCGATGATTGATAGCATCGTCTGCTCTGAATTTTCAGCCTCACCCTTGCCAGAAATTATCTCTACCAACGTGTGATACTCGCCGCCAATATCTCGGTCGATATCACTACCGCCATTAGGGCGGAACACGATGAACCGGTCGGTGATTTTTCCTGTATCGGACCAGATAAGCGACTGATTGATGTAGCCAGTCGTCAGACCAGCTTCAGAAAGCACATCCCTAACCCGCTTATACATTGGAGGATTCATAGTGACATTTCCCGTGCAATCGCAGCCTCAATCTGCTCTTTGGTATCAGCAAACCCTTTCGTTAAGAACTCTTTCTCAGCAGTCGCTCGACGGAAGGTTTGCGGCACATTCGGATCGTGAACATAAACCGCATAGTTAGCTGAGTAACCAACACGCCCTGTCACTCTGGTGCCGTTTACCGATAACTCACGATATTGGCTATTGATTAGGGTTGATGTGTCGATGGGGGTGTAAACAGCAGCTTGAGAAGACCCGATAATCATTGCACTTTGCAGTGCCCTGACTACTTTACGACCTTGAACATTATCGATAATCGTATCGAGATTGCGCTTAGCCGCACTAATGCCTTTGACTTTAACGCCCATGCTATACCCCTGTCAGAATCGCAAAATCATCCGTGAGACGCTCAAAAGTGTCGGCATAACGGATTATCTGCATTATTTCATCAGCGCCAGCGGTTAGCGGGTCAGCTTCGGAGGATTGACCAATGAGGATGTAATCACCCTTCTCGGCTTTATCAAACTCAGACCAGAAAGTATTTTTAACCACCTGCTCTGTGCCGATATCGCCAATTTTCGCTGACAGCCCCCCCTGGTAGTCACACATGACGATTTCTGGTGCTGTGAACCCCAGAGGCTCGCCGTACTCACTCATTGTGCTACCGTCTTCACCTACCTTCTTCCGCCAGATGGTGCAAGGGGCGGTATATGACCAGTTAGCTACAGAACTCATTCCCGCCACCTTACAATCACAGGATTGGTATCAGCTAT